ATCTCCTATTCTAGTTAATGCCCACTTGCTTAATATATCTCTTTTGTTATACTCTCTAGTTAGTTGTTTCATGTTACACGTCCTCTATTAGTTTAGTGACTAAATACATACAGTAGATACCAAATCCCACTACTGCCCAGCCTATGCCTGTTCCGTAGGTTTCTAATATACTAATCATTGATTTCTCCTTTCGTTGTGTAGCATTTGAGTTTTACTGCTCCATAACTCTCTCTATTATTATAGTAATTAAAATCAGCTTTAATCATCCGCTTTAATACTCTCCTAGAGTATCTCTGACTCTCTAGGATTAGTATAGGCTCTCCGTTCTCTGCTGTTAGTATAACTCCGTTAAAAGGTTTCATTACTCTCTCCCTTGATAAATCTTAGCTACTTTACCATATACGCTGTGATGTCTAATCTCATTACGTACTTCTCGTTGCGTGCTTACTCTAGCTATAAAGCCGTCCTTAGCGTGATAGATAGCATACTGCCCAAACTGCTTTCTAATGTCATAATTAACTCCTAGACCTTTTAGGAGGTATAGACCTCCTTTTAATATTGACTTGCTCATTATATTAATTCCTCTGCATGGTGTATATCATTCTTATTGAAGTAAGGACTAAACCCCTTATAAGCCTTATTCATAACATAGTCCCTAATAGCTGAATACTTCTTAAATCTAGCATAGATAAGCGCTGTTTGATTGGATACGATATAGTCTGTGCTGTCTTTAAGCAATATTAGGTCATTATGTAGCCCTAACAATTCTACCTCATCAAAACCCATGTAAAACGATGCTGTAGACTCTAATTGTCTCTTAATCTTATATTTTGCATTGTCTCTAGCGTTTCTTAGTGTCATACCGTCTGTATGGCTGTCTACTAGTCCACTCTTAGTATGCCATATACTTACAGTTAGTATGCCATCCTCTGCCGTGTAGCCCTCTGCTGTCTCAATGATTATCTTGTAGTTCCCGAATGTCTCGACTTGTGCTGTCTGTGTCATGTGTGTGTCTCCTCTGTGTTTGTACTTATATTATACTCTAATCTAGTATATTCTAGCTTAATATATACCTAATAGACTGTAATTGTATCATATAGTAACACAATTTTGGAGGCTGGTTAGGCAATTTTAGAGCGTGAAGGGGTAGGCAGTCATTGTGAAATATGGCAGGCGGCTAACACACGCCTAACAGAGATAACCCATCTAAACCCATAATAAGCACTAATAGCACTTAACAGACCTCATAAAAAAAATTCCCTCTCAAAAACTGAGAGGCTTAATCACATAGCCATACCATCAACTACATTACTCCTTCTACCCGACCTCTCAGATACAGAAGACCTATCCATCTTACTAGAGGTATTATGTAGCCTAGCCATAACACAGTACCGTAGAGCATCAGCTGGATTAGACCACTCATCATGCAGAGGCTTCTCTTTAAATGCACCTAGTACATCATCCCACTTCTTAGCATACCGCGACATCATCTTTAACACATAATTAGCTGTGACTGGGTCTATCCATATACCAACTATAGCTTTACGGACTTGTTCAATATCTGTATTAACATCCTTAGTTCGTCTTAACACTTTAAACCGTCTAAGCCCTAGTTCACGTAGTCTAGCTTTTCTAGTCATACTAGACCCCATCTCGAATACATTAGCATCATGTGGTAGTACGTGCTTACCATATGCATACCCTAACCTCTTCCTCTTCTCATCCAACACACCTACATAATGCTCAAGACCTTCTCCATGATTATGGTATTCATCCACCACACGTATTTCATGCCCAAACGTTTGATAGAAGATAATACACATCATATCATTGACTCCTAAATCCCATGCAGTGTTAACTGCTAACAGAGGGTCATATAACCTAGCTCTAGGTGCTACAAACTCCCCTTCACCTCTTCCATCTAGTCCATTACCCCATACATGACCGTCTTCTCTCCATACACGACTATAGTATGCTCCATCTCTAACTGCATTAAATGCTGAGTCAGGTGTATGTGGGTATTCTTGGTAGAAGTCTTCCTTTAGCTCCCTTCTAGTTGCTACAAACCACCATTTCTGTATATCAGCCAACTTAAATCCTGGCTCATTATTATATTCAGCCCATTCAGCCTCTATAACCTTTATTTCTTCGACCATCTCCTCATCAATAACCTGTTCTACATAGGCTACACAATCGGCATCATCTACCCATGACAAAAATACTGGGTCGAAGTCCTTTAATGACATATTACCTACTAAGTCTACAGCGTCATACCACCATTCATAGAAGGCATTGTATCGTCCTTCTGCTGTGGACTCTATAGCTACTGGATTACCCATCTTGATGGCTTGTAGAGTACCTGATTTAAGCTCACGTGCCTTTTTAGGGTCTTTATTAGCTATTTTTCCTAGCTCTGATACGTGTAGTCTATGTAATGTAGTACCTCTAAAACTAGTTGCTACCTTTACTTGAGACCCATTTGTGAAACTCATAGCTTTTGTATTGTTTTTAACTAGTCCAATCTCTAATAGTTCTTTATTACTATCAGATAGAGTCTCCCACGCTACAGTCAGTTTCTCTAGTAATGCAGTACTTTCCTCTAGTCCATATGACTGCATACCTACTGTAATGTTATCTAGTGTAATGGCATCATCGAAATAAGTTATAAGGAAGTGAGTAGATATACCTCTCTGACGACTCTTCAAGATAATTGATCTAGGGTGTCTAAGTTGTTTAGCATGAGCTTTATGTTGAGCCTCATTCATAACATACCATATTTTATCGCCATCTTTATCTACAATATGATACCAGTTGTTCAGTCTCCATAGTTTACTAACTGCGAAATTCTCTTCATAGTCTATATCACTAATAGGGTCTCGTTTAAATATAGACTTGTCTATACCTAGCCCACTATATATCCTGTCAAATTGCTCTTCAGTTATTCCTAAATTCCACATTATCTTCTATACCCAGCCTTGAATTTAGATACTTTAGTATTACTAGACTCACCATTCATCTGCATAACATTTACATTAGTTCCACCTTTAGCGAATATAGCAGTATGAAGTTCTCCTATTTGACCAGCTATCATCTTCCATTCTTTAATATCCATCTCATCTGTAATACGGTTATCAGCCCACTTAAGTAACTTAGTTACAGTATGGTGAAATGCCTTATCTAGTAGTTGTAGACTAGTCACTCCTTCAACAAGAGCATCTACTTTTTCTCCGAATGGTATACTTAGTTCAATAGGAGCACTATTATATACTTTATCTTTAACTCCCTCAGCTACCATCTGTAATACATGAGGGTCTTTCTTAGCTACATCTAGTATCTCGTTTATAACTAGTCCTTCACGTAAGTCATTACGCCATTTAGTTATAGTTACCTGCCCTACTGTTTTATACTTATTAGCTAGATATTTTGGGCTCTTTCCTGTAGCCAACTCAGCTAGGATTTCAGTCTTTTTATCCATTGAATAGTCCTTTTAGATGATGTGATTTACTTACATTATATATAGGCAAATTCTTACCATAATCCTAACATACATAAGCTTTATACAAGGTTAAATATACTATACTATGATAGTAGCAAAGGTATGTAACCACTACTTAATCAAAATAAAGGATTTCTACTATGGATAACTCCAATAGAACATCAAAAGCTTCTACAGAATTGGATAATATGGGATATGTTCCTGCACAAGAGACTACGCTTCCAGCGACCTCTAATGCTGATGATGTACAAACTATAATTAACAAAGCTGTAAAAGAAGTTACAGTAGATGAGAAGGGTAAGTACGTTTATCCAGACGGTATGGACCCAACACTCAAGGCAGCTGTAGCGGCAACTAAGAGTTATAGAGATAACCAGTCGGGGTTTACAAAGTCCCAACAGAGTCTAAAAGAGACAGAGGCAGAACGTGATGCACTGCGAGAGCAATTAGCTAAACAAACGGTAAAGCCATTGGAACTGTCTACAGAAGACCAATCGGAGCTAGATAAACTTTATGTAGAGAACCCTACAGCATGGAGACATAAGATGAATATGCTTGATAAGCAATCAACTGATGCAGTACATAAAGAGTTAACTACAGTGACTGAAGCTAGTAGAACAAAAGCTGGAGCTGAGTTTGAATTAGATAGACGTGTCAAATACCTAGAGGAGTTTAATGATGGTCGAAAGACTGCTATTACTCCTGATATACTAGATAATGATGTGCCTAATCGTATCAACTCTAAACTGGCTGACCGTTCTGTTACATTTGAAGAATACTTAGATGAGGTATCAGAGTACCTAAATAGTGGTAAAGTAGTGGCTAAAGTTCCTGATAATACTACTGTTGACCTGAATAAGGCTAATGGTAGTGCAGAAGCTAATAAGCTTGATAAAAAGAAAGACGAGTTATCTTATGACGATACTCGTTTTTAATATATAGGAGGTCAGTTAAATGTCAACAGAAGGAAGTGGTACTGGTATCGTAGCTTACGATAGTCCATTATCGAGAAAAGGATGGGTACTAAAAGGTCTAGTGCAGGCACGTAGTACATCATTTTGGGATGGCTTAACTGGTATGTCGGAAGACTCGGTTATCTATCAAAAGAATGACCTTTCAGCTAAAGAGGGTCATGAGGTACATTTTCAAATGGATGGTAACCTAGTAGGTACTGCTCATGTGGATAAAGAACAAGCTTGGGGTAATTCAGAGCAGAAAAAGCTCTTTTCAGACTCTATTAGAGTTCGTAGACTTAGATGGTCTGTAGACAATGGTGATAAGTTCGATGCTGTAAATGTTGGAGATTTGTCTCTAGCTGAACATGGTGACTCAAGAAGCAAACTTAGTGACCTGTTTATTCGAGCTAAAGACCAAATGATTTTTGATGCTGGACTTGGTCTATTGCATAATGAAGGTCCGACACATATTGTAAGACCTAATAACAGAGCAACTATAGGTGCTATGGTAGCCGTAGATGATAAGTTTACTTATTCATTCGCTATGGACTTAGAAGACATTATCAAGTCTGGTAGAGGTTATACTATTGGTGGTACTCGTAGACCACTAGAACCTTATCAGTTATCTAATGGACGTAAAGTATGGCTTATGATTGTAGACAGCCGTCAGTCTAGAGATATCCGTAAAGATAATGACTTCATTGCTATTGCAGCTAATGCAGACCTTCGTGGTAAAGATAATATCTTACTTAAAGGTGTTATAGGTGAACTTGGAGCATTTCTTATTATAGAGGCTCAATCAGCGTTTGGTACGGCTAGTCCAGATATTGGTAAATCATCTGTAGAGATTGCAGGACTTAGACGTATTGATTCAGCTGGGTTGTTTGAAGGTCAAGCAGGTTTTGCTGCCGCAGAAACTATTATTGCCTCTAGAGGACTTATTCTAGGTCGTGGAGCTTTCCAAGTTGGTTTTGGTAAACAGCCAGACTATAAGTTCAAAAGCTCACAAGATTTTGATATTAAGTCAGAGTCAGCACTCGAGGTGTGGATGAATGTTCAAAAGACTATTCTATCTACTGAGAATACAGATTATGAAGATGCTAAGGTATCAGGTCATGATTATGGTGTAGTTGTATTTGATACATACTACGATACAATACCAGCCTAATAAGGAGGAGTTTAGATGGCAGTCAGAAATATTACTAACCGATTTCTAAATGAGAACAAGAGGTATACGGAGGCAGTAGTAGTTACTGTTCCTTCTGTATTAAAGCAGGGCGGTGGTCGCTCTCAAGCTCTACCAGAATATGTGCAAGTAGCAGATGCTTTAACAGCTGGAGTAATTGAAAAAGACACTCTTGTAACTAAAGCATATCTTATTGTAGATGAAGAGTTCCCAACTGGTACTGTAGCTACTAAAGCAACTATTACAATCGGAGGTACTACGTACTTTACTGGTGTAGATGTAGATGCTACTGGTGTTACAGTTTCTTCAGAAGTGGATAACCTATTCGCGACTGGTGGAGACGTAGTAGTTACATTGGCTGGAGCTGACTCAGCAACTGGCGATATCACTACAGGTAAACTGAGAGTAGTAGTTGATACTATTCACCCAGATCTTAAAAATGGACAGTACGCTAACTAGTGTTCATAGGGTGCTCTACGGAGCATCCACTTGAGCATTTGACTCTAATAAAAGGACTATATCATGAAGACTAGATACCACAACCCTAAAACTGGCGAGACTGTAAAGGCTCAAAACTTAGATGAAGCTAACAAGGTGTTTAAGAAAGAAGAGCCTAAACCAGCAACTGTTGGCACTATAACTGACCCCGTAGTTAGTAAACCTGTAGCAACTACTGGAACTAAAGAGGACTAAATGATAGTCTCAACTTTAATAGCTATAGCTCGTTCTCGTCTAGGGGATGAGGATGAACATAGATGGACAAATGACCGTTTACGTACTATACTAGATCAGGGACAAAAGGACTTTTGTAAAGAGTCTGGTATTTTTAGAAAGATTACAGTTGTTCCTTTAGGTAATAATATTACTAAGTATTCACTTCCTAATGATACTATGACTATTAATCGTATTGAATATAAAGGAGACCCAATCCCTTTATTCTCTCGTAATGATATAGACTCAGCTAGAATTAGTAGACAGGAGTTTGTAGGTATCAAAGACAATCTAAATATGTCATCTATAGAGTTATACCCTTTTATCCCTGAAATTACAACTATAGAGGATGTAAGAGACGGACTAGTTACAAGTGACTCTTTTGACTTTAATAGTTTATTTGGTGTAGTGACTGATATAGGAGACCCTTATGAACTAGACTCTGATTTTGGTGTTATTGTAGGTTCTAACTATGATATATTAGAATTAGAGCCTAGTACTCAGTTAGGAGAAGTATGTGATACATCAGATATTATTCCTGTATATGATGATATTGATGTATATGGTGTTGCTGTAGCTATAGAACCTAATAACTCTACTCACGTACAAAAAGGATTTATTACTTCTAGTGAGAAATATGAGGTTATAGGTAAGTATGGAATTACTACTTCTATAGTATCTGAGGATGGATATATTAGAATTTTCTATACTGCTATACCTGAGTTTTTATATAGTGACAGACAAGAGTTAAATTTACATGATATGTGGGAGACAGCCATGGTTAGATATATGGTAGGTACTGCATTACAAGATGATAATGATGCTAATAATATCCAACGTGGAGAATTAGAGTTATCTAAATATGCTACTGAGGTAGCCAAAGCAAAAGATTTAACTTCTAAAGACTTCTCTAGAGGTCAGAAAGATAAGTTAATTACACGATTTAGGAGAGTATAATGGCGGCTACAGATGAAAATGGTAAAGTGATTTTTGTAAAACAGAAAGCTGGTGTAGAGGATTTAATGTTAGGGTTTGGTTCTGTGTCTCAAGTACGTGAAGGAGATAATGTAACTATTAACCTTATCAATGCACATTCAATTCCTTATGATAATACTCGTTCAGTAGGTGATGTACTTGACTTCTTATTATCACATCACGGTAGTTAATTATGAGTATTAAAATACTTAAAGGCACTGGTCTTGTAGAAGATTTAGAATTTGGGTTTGGAGATACTGAACAAGAAAGAGGAGGTACTAAATTCAACTCCTCCTCTCTCCCATACTCAGAGACTGAGTCTGTAAAACAAGCATTAGATGCTAGACAAACAACAGTAATATCAGATGAGAAATATGCTACTATAAATGGTGATATAGCTAAAGTATTTAATGTTGCACCTGCTACAGAAGATACTCAAGCTATGCCTAAATCTCAAATAGAGGCTACTGCGGCTAGTAAAGCTAATAAAGTATCTGTATTACTTAGAGATGACTCATTAAATAATGATGGTTATGTACCATCTGCTACATATGACCCAGCTACTAAAGGCTATGCCGATGGACTAATAGCTGATAAATTCTTAGGTGCTATTACGGTGCAATTTATAGCTTATAGTATAGTTGATGGAACTACTCCAGTCACTGTAACTGTAACTAATGGTGTAATTACAGGAGTAGTATAATGTTAAATGTAAAAAAAGAAAAGATAGTTTTAGAGGATATACAGTTTGGAGTAGGTACTATAGAGCAGTCTAGAGGTACAATGCTTATGATAAATGGTGGTATTATACCTTATAATTCTACTAAATCTATTAATCAAGAGCTTGATAGTAAATCCTCTATAGCTTATGTAGATGCTGAAATAGGACAAAAAGAATCTTTAGGGGGAGACAATACTTCTACTTTTAAAGCTTTAAATGGTAGTGCTGATGATGATGTAGTAACTGTAGCTCAATTAACTGCTCTAGAAGAGGCAGTATATTCAATTACTGCTATGGATGATTTATTACTATTAAAAGCTAATAAAAATAATACTATGTTATTAGATGGTAGTACTCCTGACCCTGAATATTCTACAGCTACTCGTCAAGTTCCTGCTAATAAAGGTTTTGTACTAGATACTGTATTAGATATAGGTGCTGGAGATATGGCTAAGGCTGTATATGATCAAAATGCAAATGGTAGAGTTGATACAACTGATGGTATTGGTGTAGCTACTCATTCTATGGGTATTACCCCGTATAATCAAGTTATGAGATTATCTCAAGGTACACTATTAGATTGTAATAATGTAGATGATGTAGGTATTTTTCTAGGTGTAGACCCTACTAATGCTCCTACTGGCGGTGCTATAGGACTAGAACAGTTTGATGCTGGTGGATATAAAGCTCAGAGAGCTTTTAGTTTTGTTACATCTAATTGGTACTATAGAATATATAATAGTGGTAGTTCTACATGGTCTGTATGGTCTGAGTTTGCAGTTAAAGCTGATATTACTACTTTACAAAATCAAATAGACTCTAATGATACTGAGTTAGCAACTAAACTTCCTAAAGATGGTTCAGAAGATATGACTGGGAATTTAGAAGCTCCTAGTATGTCTATAGGAGAAGCTTTCCTATCTCCATACTCACATAAGAACAAACTTATTAATGGTGGATTTGATATATGGCAGAGAGGTACAGCTACTATAGTTGGTGCTGGTCAAGTATCGTTTTTTGCCGACAGATGGCTTGTATCACTAAGTGGTGACTCAAACGCTGTATATGGTTCTACAAATGTAGTACCATTTAATAATAAGAAAACATTAGTCTTGTCTATTGATAATGGTGGAACTCCGGGATTTCTACAGTTAAGTCAAAAAATAGAAGCTGGTACTATCAGTATGAATTCTAAACTCACATTGAGTGGTACTTTTAGAGGATATAGTGAAAGTGGGCAAGTACCTAATAGAATAAATAGAGTCCTTTTTAGGGCATATGATGCAAGTGATGTTAAGTTGTTTGAAGAAGATGTTACTACTATTGATTATACACCACCATCAGGCACAGGTTGGGAACAAAAAACATTACATACTTTCACAACTCCTAATACAAATGTGGGTGCTATTAGTTATTGGAGGCTATATATTATAGTAGATGTAACTATTGATAATTCAATTATTGAGTTTGCTGAAATACAACTTGAAGAAGGGCTAGTAGCTACACCATTTGAGCAAAGACCTATTGGATATGAGTTGAGTTTATGCCAAAGATATTACCAAATTAACCCCGATGGCGTAAGGCTAAAAACATATACAACCAATGCCTCAGTTAGAAGAGTAGATCTTCAAAGAGAGGTTGAAATGAGAACGGCTCCTACAGAAACACAGACTTTTAATGGTTCAAATCAAGGTACTCCTGCATCTCAAGGTACGGCTAAACAGTGGAAATATACATCTAGTAATGTAGGTGAGGCAAATGAACTATATGTATCAAATGCAACAGCAGATGCAGAATTATAAGGATATTAAATGGATTATATAAATACAGTAAAACATAATAAAGATGGTAGTTATTTAATTAATGGTCATATGTATGTACCACAAGTAAAGGATAATAGACATTATAAAGATATTCAGAAATGGCTAGCATTAGGTAATAAAGTTGAGTCTTTCGAGACTAAAAAAGAGCAAACTACTAGAGAGGCTAAAGAAGCAGATGAAGTAGAGTGGGCTAATTATTTAGAGGCTGAAAAGGTTGATAAGAAAGTTAATTGGGCAAAGGCTAAGAAGCCTAAGTTTAAAGTAGTATTGTAATGGCTATTTACTTAGGAAGTGATAGACCTGATGATATATATCTAGGTGCTAGTAAAGTAGATGCTATCTATTTAGGTGCTGATAAGGTATGGCCGATTGATGTAGAGCCTGGACAAGTAATAGACTTTACAGCTTCTGATGATGAAGATTTTCAAGTTACTTGTACATGGACAGCTACTTCTATAGGTGACCCAACTCCTATTTATTATTTATATGAGGCTGGGAAACAAGTAGCAGAGAATATAACTAGTCCATATATACGTGAGGTAGGGTCAGGTACTAGAGAATATTATGTTATGGCGGTTAACTCAGAAGGTGCTACACCTAGTAATACAGACAATGGTACATCAATAGGTTTAGTAGCTCCTGGACGAGTTACTAATTTTAGTGCTTCTACTAATCAATATGGTAAAGTGACTTGTATATGGACAAATACTCCTATAGGTGACCCAGTTCCTACTTATGATTTATATGAAGATAGTATTAAAGTAGCTACTAATATATCAAGTGGGTATATTCGTAATGTAGCTGGTGGTACTAGAGATTACTATATAAAAGCTATTAATTCTCAAGGTTATACACTTAGTAATGAAGCTGAGGGTACTTCTAGAGGTGTGCTTACCTATTCTATTCCAGGGACTTATTCTTTTCAGGTTCCTATAGGTATTACGTCACTAGAATTATGTATGATTGGTGGAGGTGGAGGAGGTTCTAGTTTATTTGTTTTCTCAGAAGACTATGCTGCTGGAGGTGGTCATGCAGGTACTATAGTCTCCTCAGTTAAAGCTGTATCACAAGGAGCTACTCTAACTATAGTTGTAGGTGTTGGAGGTACTTCGCCTTCTGTAGGAGATGGTGCAAATGGTACTGATAGTAAAGTAGGTGGTACAATTGCTAGTGGAGGTATTGGAGGTAAAAAAGGTGCTTTTGCAGTAGACGCTCCTTATAATGGTATGGGAGATACTAAACCTACTAATTGTTATGGTACATTTAAAGACGGTATATATGCAAAGGTACAAGGACGACACCTTTTTGGTGGAGAAGCTGGGTTCGGTGATGGCGGTCGATATACTAGAAATGGTGGAATGGGTGCTGGAGGCGGTGGTGGAGATAACAATGCTACTGGCGGTAATGGTGGTAATGGTTATATACGAATTAAATATTAATAAAGGAATAATAAATGGCAATGGAAATATATGTACCTACAGTATGGGTAAATGAGACAGCTCCCTCTATAGACTCTACCAACTTAAATCATATAGAGCAGGGTATACAAGATGTTACGGCAGAGGTTATAGTATTAACTAATACTAAAGTTGGGTCTTTAACTGGAGAACCTGGGACTTCATCAGTACCTAATCTAGTAAGATGTACTCAAGAGTCTTATGATGATTTAACTCCGATACCTGATACACTATATTTTGTAAAAGGATAACTTATGGGTACTTCTAGAGTAACAGAACTACTAGATTTTACTGGTGGTATGAATACTATAAGGTCTTCTCATCTTATTGATAGACGAGAGGCTATAAAACTAGTTAATGTAGATATTAGATTAGGGTCTTTACAATCTATGCCTAACCTAGACCATGTTAAAGAGTTATCTAGTGGTCCATTTTTCTTTCAGCTGAATAATGATATATACGACTATACTAGCTTTAGGAATAATGTATTATGGGATAATAAATGGTATTGGTCTGATGGTGTTAATACTGGTAAGGTATTAGATGATGGTACTCCATTACCTCTTGGTATAACTACGCCTTCAATAATAGCTACTGTATCTGCTGAGGGAGTTGCTGATGGTGTACACACTGGAGATTTTAAATATACATATACATTCTATTCAACAGAAACTGGTATAGAGTCAGCTCCAGCACCTTTAACTGGTTATATTACTGTAGAAGATGATAATATAATAGTTAGTAATTTAGAGTCTTTACCTAGTAATGCTAATTCATATAGAATTTATAGAATAGGTGGGTATCTACCTTATTTTACATTAGTTAGAAAAATAAATGCAGTTGAGTTACCATATACAGACTCTTTAGATGATACTAGAATAGATGGTCGTTCATTGACTACATTACATTCAGGTCCTCCTCCAGCAGGATTAGATAACCTATTAGAGATGAATGGTCGTTTTTATGGTACTGTAGGCAATAAAGTTTACTTCTCTGCATTAGGTAATCCTGATGCTTGGTATATAAGTAATTATTTTACACTTAGAGATACTATTGTAGGGCTTGCTAAGACTCCAGCTGGTGTATTAGTATTAAGTAGGTTCTATACCAGTCTATGTTATGGTACTCAACCTGAGAATTTTAGACTTAAAGTACTGTCAGACCAATTAGGATGTATTGGTAAAGAGTCTATAGCTTACTTAGGAGACTCAGCAATATGGCTATCTGATAGTTCTTTTTGTATGTCTAATGGGTATTTAGTTACGAATATTACAGCAAATAAAATAGATAACTTAAGTGGGTTATATCCTACTGGTGCTATAGTTGATAATGATGTATACTATATGTCATTTAAACCTAATTTATTTCCACATGTTACTTTATACCCCTCTACTAAACTATTTCCTGGTTCAGTAGCTGGGACTGGAGGAGTAGATCAAGGTATTATAGCAATAGACTTTAAACGTGGAGATGGCTTTAGTTATAAACTAATAGAGTATGATGATATTAGAACTGTAGGTTTAGTAGATGGAGAAGTACATATAGGTAAAGGCTCTTTATATAAGGTAGATGCTCCATGTAATTTACCAATGTTTTCAACTTGTGTAGATACTTTAGATTGTAGTCCTTATTCATTGAATAAACTAAATGTAAATAAGTCTCAAGGGTTTACTACCTTATACTATATATCTCCTGAATTAATTGATGGTAGTAGAGCTACAATTAAAGAGTATGATAAAGTACGTGTGATGTTTCAAGGCACGTTCAATATAAAGATTATATTTGATAATGATGAGGTTGTACTAGAGCAGGATATTGAGTCCTTAGATGGCATAGATACCTTTACACTATTAGGTATTCCAAACGCTAAGAATAAGTCATATTTCATTAAATTTATGATAGAAGGTATAGGTTCTATTGAGTCTATTCAATATAGTTGGAAACCTAGAGAGGTAATCAACTAATGGAAAAGCAAATAAGGTCTAGTATAAAAGACAGTACTGGTAGAGAAGAGTCTAGTATAGAAGAATTATTCTCTAGAGTGCAAGATTTAGAGAATAGTATGCCTATACCAACACCTTTAAATACTAATGATGTACCTATTAAATTATTAGGTGGGTCTGCTACATTATCAGATGTGATAAGTACCGTTAATGAGCTTATTAAGCGTGACTTAAAGCGAAGTAGGCTATAATAAGGCATGATAAGAATAGCAAAAGAACCCGATTTATACCATGTAGCAAGGATGATGAGGGAGCTATATAAAGAGCTTCAACCTAGTCACTATACTGATGATTTAAATGTATATATGAAGTCAGTAATTGAGTCTCATAATAACCCTAAAGATACTATTTATATAGAGAAGGATAAAGGGTTCTTTATAGTTAGAGATGAGTCAGAACCTATGACTCCTACTCTACATAGATATAATGGTATTAGAGTATTTATTAAAATTGAGCATAGGAACACTTCACTATTAGCTCGCTTCTATAATAGGTTATTTACAGACTTCCCTAATGGAGAAATATTAGGTGTTACAGAGTTAAATAGTAAGCATATACAAGTGCTAGATAAAAGACATACCCTTTTAGCTAAGGTGTATAGATTAAATAGGAGATAACATGGTAGGAGCAGCAATAGGGTCAGCCGTCATTGGCGGTATTAGTAGCTGGAATGAGGCTGATAAAGCATCAGATGCAGCTGAGGCATCAATGGAATTGTCCCAAGAAAATTTAGCTTTGTCTGTTGATGCTGCTGAAGAACAGTTACAATATAGTAGAGATGCTATGGACCAATATATTACATCTACACAAGCTAATATCGGTGTTATGGAAGAATTAGATTGGGGTGGTGGTAGTAGAGAAGGTATTGAATTTGCACAAACTATGATGGATGACTGGGAAGGTACATTTGGTGGTATTCAAGATAACTTAAGTGAGTACTATAGTAACTTAGACCCTACCAAATTTGCTACACAAAGTAAAGCTACATTAACTAGGTCGATGGATAAACAGATGCAACAGTTCAATGAGACTATGGCATCTAGTGGTTTACAGTCAGCTGGGATGAAACAACAAACAGCTAAAGAAGCTATGTTTAGAACGGCAGAAGGTTCTGCACAGATAGATATTGATGCACCTGAACAAGTAGCTGGTATGCAACGTGATTTCTTAGCTACTGGTGAAAGACAACGTGGTCAAGCTCAAGATGCTATGAGTCATTCCCTATCTGAGTATGGTCAAATGGAAGATAGAGCTACTGTAAGACGTAGTGGTGCTATTGGAGATGCATATAATAGAGCTGGAGAAGCTTATAGAACTAAAGCTAGTATGACTAGTCCAGTAGTAAGTGCCTATCAAGGTGCATCTAGTCAACAAGCTCAAACTGCTGGAACGTATATAGAAAGTGCGGCTGGTCATAGTAGTGCATCAGGTACTATGTTTGGTACAGCTATGAATTTAGGTATAGAAGAATGGGGCGATACTAAACTCGTAGGAGAACAATAATGGCTACTCCAACAGCATTAGGGCAAATGCCTAAAAATAGACAGCCTATTAGTGAGTTACTTGTAGAATGTAGAGATGCATATAAGATAGCTGAGGAAGCTTACAAGTTTTCTATATTAGAGGGTAAAGAAACTATCAACCTTTACCATAATAGACAATACACAGTAGCTCAATTAGCTCAATTAGTTGAAAATGGGCAACCAGCAGAGACTTTTAATATAATTAAAATGATGGCTAATGCTATGATTGGTTATATGGAGACTATCACTAATCAGATTAATGTAGAACCTAGATATATGAGTTCTTCTGTAACTGCTTTACTTCTTAATGATGTAGTAGAGTTTATTCTAGATAAGAATGACTTTGAAGCAGTAAATAAAAGACTTAAATTAGATGGGTTATTGACTGGTTTAATGGTATGTTATGAAGAAGTCATAGATACTGGTAAGACAGATACCTATGGTAGACCTATTACTGAGATTAAACTTAGTCATACACCTAGTTGGCAGTGTCGTCTTGACCCTATGAGTAGTTTAGATGATTATAGTGATGCTAAGTTCTTTAATACATTTAAGTGGTTAAGAGAAGATGCTATTATAGATATGTTTGGTAAAGAGAAGGCAGATAAACTTACAGAGTATTATAACTTCTTAGATGGTGACCAAGAGGCTGATTATGAAAGAGAGTATGAGGCTGGTAGAGAAACTGGTAGATATAGACAACATAATAGTTATCTAGTAGTTAAGACTATCATCAAACATAAAGGTAAATTATGGAGTGTTATATGGCATGATGAAATTACTTTAGAGGAAAAAGAACTTACCTTAGAAAAAAATCGTTTTCCATATAGAATAGTTAAAGTAAGTCAATCTGATAAAGCTGAATATTATGGTCCATTTAGAGATATTACAGAGACTCAGAAGGCTATTAATCAAGCTCTATTACAAATACAATTACTAGTCAATACATCTAAAGCCTTTGTAGAAGAAGATGCAGTTGAGAATATAGAAGAGTTTAGAGAGTTATTTGGTAGAGTAAATGCTATTATACCAGTAACAGATTTAAAGGGTATTAGAATAGAGGATATGAGTCGTGATGTAGTACAACAGTATACTATCATAGACCAAGCCTTAGTTAGAATTAAAGCTGTATTAGGTATTAACGATAGTTTCTTAGGTCAAGCTTTTGCATCTGATAGTGGACGTAAAGTAGCTATGCAGACTCAATCATCAGCTAGTCAAATGACTATGGTCACTAGTAGAGTTGAGTATATGTTTAAGATGATAGGTACTGATATAGTAGAGTTAATTAAACAATTCTATAAAGCTGAACAAGTATTTAGAATTGCAGACCCTTTAAATACAGAGCATTATACGCAAATAAATAAACCTATACAAATGCCTACTGGAGAGATTAAGCAAGATGGTACATTAGTTACAAGTCTTATATGGACAGAAGATCTAGACTCTAAAGGCAATCCTAGACGTGATAAAGATGGAGCATACATGATGACTCCTCTTAATCAACCTGATACTGATATAGAGTTTAGTGACACAGACATTAAAGTTATATCTTCTAATGGACAAAATTCAGATGAGCGTAATCAGTTATTAATGGAGACTTTCATTAATGGTCCAGCTGGTCAGATACTAATGCAGACTAATCCAGCTGCTTTCCTTAGAACTCTAGCTATGCAAGTATCTGAGTTTGGTACTAAGCACTCATTAGAGATATCACGACTTCTTATGGAGACAGCTATGGGTATTGAAGAAGGTAGAATAGACCCAAGACTAGCTATGGTAGGTGGAGATTTACAAGCTATTATGGGAGCAGCTATGGGTGGTAACAATGGAGCTGGTGGTAAGCCAGGAGGCACTATGCCTAATCAAGGGTCTCAAGCACCTCAACTAGGTCAATCAGGACCTAAATCACCCACATTAGGGCTACCTAAAGGAGGTATGTAATGAATAGCGGAAAAAGTGCATCGGCATTTGTAAGTGGTGTACAACAAGGTTATGGCTTTGTAGAAGACGCATACGCATCAAAAGAGAATAGAGCTAATAAACAACGTACGGCAGACCAAAATGCTAAACTTAAAGAAGAGGCTATCTATAAAGCTCAAAGTGAGTCTAGAGCCTTAAAAGAGATAGAAGCTGGTATATACCCTGGAGGTAGTGATGAGAGAGCTGCTAAGATGCAAGAAGAGATTAATAGGCTGACTAAGCAACAACAGACTAATAATGGTTCTACACTTAAGAGTATTATTAATGATGTAGTTGTTGTTGATAATACTGTAGGTAGAGAGGAACAACTAGTTTCTGCTGTAGCTAAATTTAAATCTAATCCTGAAATAGTTAAATCATTAGGTATTCAGAATATGGAGACTTTAGATGTATTACGTCCAGGAGTACCTAAAGATAGAAAGTGGATATCAGAACTACTATCTAGGAATGGTATATCTCCTCAGTCAGAAGGTCTTGACATGTCAAAGCCAGAGAGCCAAGCTCAATGGGATGAGTATGTAGATAAACTAATTGGTGTATATCCAGCTCTTAAAGCAGACGGTACTTATATAGATATGGACGGTTTGTCAAAGGCTACTGGTGCTTCTAACCTACTTAGCCCCTCACAAAAAGAACGTGTTAAAGGTTATGAACAGAAATTAGACGAGGCTCTAGGTGGACTTCGTAGAAAAAAGGGTATAGAGGGTCGTATTGAAGATACTATCGATGCTCTTAAAGACCCTGAAGATAGACGTAAGCCTGTCGAGACAGTATCTCAAGATGTAATTGATGAACCTACTCCAAAAAAGGTAGTCTCTACAGATGTTGAAGCTTATAATCAAGCTAGAGAACAAGGTGTAGGTTATAAAGGTGATGTATATACTCGTAAAAATGAAGCTGGTTCAAGTGCATATGGTAAGTATCAAGTAATTGACTCTACTAATGCTAGAATATCTGAGAGATTAGGTATGACTCCTGAGGAAGGTAGAACTCCTGAAGGACAAGAGAAGGTCTATGCAGAGTTAAAACGAGAAGGTACAGAGCAATTAAAAGGTTGGGGTGAAGCAGTTACTCCAGCTAACCTTTATGCAGTACACCAATTAGGTGCTGGTAGAGCTAAAAGATACTTTGAAGGTACATTAACTGATAAAGATATTAAAGTTATGAATGATAATCTACCTAAAGATAAACAATCTAGTAACTCTAAGATAGTAGTATCTACATGGTCTAAATTATATAATGAAGGCGGTGGTCCAGAGTCTGTAGAGAAGGTTGGTAAAGCATATATGGCTGAGAGTGGTCAAGTTAAACCAATAGGTACAGATAGAATGAAGCATTTATATGCTCTAGCTGGTATGAATTACCCAGTAAAAGAACCTAAACAAACCGCTGATATGACTAATTATGAGTTCTTAAAAGAGAATGGTTATAGTGATGATGAAGCATTTAAAGCTACTTATGGAAGTAAGACTAGTTCTTCATTATCTAGAGGAGGTAAGACTTTAAGAGACGCTAATGATGCAAAAGCTAGGGGAGATTTAGAGCAATACGGTATACTAATGGATATGGCTAGAAAACAAGCTAATAAAGGTACATCAAGTACATTTGATTATAAGACTGCATTAGCAGATAATAAGAAACTAGATGGTTTAGAGGATTTAACTGCTTCACAACAAGGTACATATGATGCTAATCTAGAGATTATAGAGGGTTATGAGACTACTGCATCTACAGAGTCTTCTAGAGAACGTCTTAAAACAGGTAAAGAGGCATTTAATTTAGTTCAAAAACATGTTGGTAAAGACAAACTAGATAAGGCTGGAGAGAATGATTTAAGAAGTGCAGAGAATATATATAGTGAGTCTAAGAAAGGTTCTAAAGTTCTTGAAAGAGAGAATAAAATTATAGAGAGGATGCAAGGTAAGCAATTAGCTGCGAATGATATTGCTACTTTCCTTAATGACTTCAATGACCCTTCTAAAAACCTTAAGAACTTACAACAAGGTATTATAGATAATATGAGTAACTGGGCTGGTAAGTTAGCAGACCCTGAGACTGTACAATGGCTAGATAAGATTACTGGGGGTAACTGGGAAAATCAAGTTAAAGCTAGTGTAGAAGCTGATACTAGATTAGGTTACTTACAAGCTCAGTTTATTAAGGCTATCTCAGGTACTGCCGCGTCAGATGCTGAGAGACAACAACTAGTTAAGATTATGCAGTCTAGTGATTGGAATGATGAAGATAGACTATTACAATCTCTTGAGCAATTTCATGGTAATGTAGTTAGAGAGAATAAGTCTGCTAGAGACCAAATTCAATTCTCTCCATATAGTGCTTATGAAGCATCTCAAATGACTGAGATTGGCAAACCTAGTATTGATAGAACTGGGATGCCTACTCGTACAGTAGGTGGAGAAACTAGATATTGGGATGGTAATACATGGATAATTTAGATTGGAATACTCCTCCTACAGAAGAGGAAATGAAAATGGCAGAGACTCCTACGGGATGGGATACTCCTCCTACAGAAGCTGAAATGGGTAAGATAGAAGCTCCTACAGAAGTAGACACTTCTATGATGGACTTTGGTACTACATCTGATATAGGTATTTATACTCCTCCTATAGCTGAAGAAGGTGGTATGACTGCTTCTCCTGAGGAACTAGAGTTTGAACAGAATAGAGCTGTTATGGCTGATGTTCAAGGTATACAAGCTGACCTAGAGAATATCTCTATGACAACTGGAGATAAATTAGGTTTAACAGAAGACTCTCAAGTTCAACGTAAACAAGCTCAAGATAGATTAGGTATTGTATTAAAGCAAAAGTATGGTCTAGAGAAGAGAGATATTACTATGGATGATGGGTCTACTAAGACTGTATTAGTTGATTTAGATAATCCAACTAAGCAATATCCTTATGAACCTAGTATGTTTAAAGATATATTAGCTTCTAAGTTTAAAGAGATTGGAGCTGTAGGTGGAGCTGTAGCTGGCGGTATAGCTGGAGCAACCTTATCTCCTCCAACACCACAAACTAAAGCATTAGGTACTGCATTAGGTGGTACTATTGGAGCTATTAGTGGTGCTATAGCTGGAGATTATGCTGATACAACTATGCAGGCTATAGAACATGATATTAAAATATCTACTGAGGAACGTCTTGATAGAGTCTTTGAGATTTCTATAGAGGAACTTGCAGCTGTTACTGGTGCTGAGGCTATTTCTAAAGTTGCTAGTAAGTTATTTAATTCTGTAGCTGAAAGTGGTTTTAAATCATTAGCTGATATGCCTAAGAAGTATAGACAAGCTATTCAGACTCTACAAGATAAGTCTGGTATAGATGATAAGGCAATGGAAAAAGTCATTAAAGATTATTCTAAATCTACAGAAGCAGGTACATTAACCTTAGATGATGCAGTTAGAGGTGCGGCACAATCTAGTCATAAAGAACAATTAGGTGTATTAATAGATGCTATAGATGATCCAGTAGCTAAAACTAACCTACTTAAAGAAATAGATACTAGGTCTAAAGGTATAGGTAAAGCATTAGCTGATAATGAAGAGTTATTATCTTTATATAGTAAAAATACTATTACAGATAAAGGTAGAAGTGCTACTAATTGGAGAGGTTTATATGATGATATGATGGGAGCTGGTGTATCACCTGACGACCCATTAGTTAGAAATATAGGAGAAAACGCTAATGTTTTTGATAACTATGAAGCTAGAGTATTTAGAACTGTTGTACAGCCTGAAAGAGATATGGGTGTAGCTGGAGTAGAGAAACTAATAGGAGTTAAAGAGACTGCTAGAGGTGGAGCTAAACAACAAGGGTTCGGTCTTTGGATAGAGTCTATCAATAAGAGACTTAATGAGTGGTTTCCTAGTGATGAGACTAAAGTAGCTAGGATTATTAAAGACTCCTTAGTTGATGGTAGAGTAAAACCTAAAGAGTTAAGTGATAATTTGACTGCTGGAGGTATTGATACTAATAAAGCTAGAGCATTAGTTGAGCAGGTAGAGAAGGCTCAAATTAAAGAGGATAATCAGTTAGCTAAACAACTGATGATTGAAGAGACAGAAGAAGCTAAACAAACTATTAAAGCTACTAAGTTACAGGAAGCAGAAGATATTAAGTTACAAAAGTTAGCTGATACACAAATAGCTGATATAGAGAAAAAAGTAACTAAAGTACATGGTATGGATGCTAAGTCTCAAAGTGACTTTATAACTCGTATGGGTAAAGAGGCTAAAAAAGCCAAGAAGAAAAAAGATAGGACTCCTACTTTAGAACTTGGGTTACATAAAGAAAGAAAGCTATCAGATGCTCAAGAGGCTATGAGACGTAATAAAGAGAATATGACTGATGAAGATGTAACTGCACAAGCTAATCAGACCATATTTAAAAAATGGAAAAAGGAGGGAGGTGTAGACGCTAAGTATAGAAATTTAGATGATGCAGGTCTTAAAGCTGAGGAGGATAGATTAGCTGCTAATGTAGACTACACAAAACCAAAAGGTAAACCAAGTATAATGTCTGAGGAGTTTATAGAAAGTTCATCTGATAAAGGTGTATCTGCTAAGTTTAGAGCTAGAGCTGAAACTGGTAAAATGTCTTATTGGAAAGATGAGGTAGTTACTGCTTCTAGAGGTAAAAAGACATATGGAGAAGTATATGACGCTTTACAAGTAGAGGGGTATACAAAAGAGGAGTCTGAGAATATCGTAGGTCACTTATATGATGCAAAGACTAAAAAGCAATTTAACTATATCCTAAAGAATTTAGGTGTAGAAGAACTAAGGATATAATATGGCAACACAAATAACTTGTGGAGAAGGCGGAACTACAGGAGCAGACTGGGCTATTAGAGTTAATGAGTTATCTCGATTAGCTCCAAAAGCTAGTGTTAGAAAAGCAGTTACTAATACACAACTTATATTATCAGCAGAGGCTACACCATTAGAACTAGCTACTGATGTAATTACACAAAGGACTGGATTTACAGCTTCTGTAACTGATAACGTACCCACCTTAGTTAATGGTAATAAGGCACTAGAGTCAGTTAACATTAGTATAGGTCTTAATGTATCTGTATCTAGTAAATTTGATGTATTAGCTTTACTTTTATATGTTAGTACAGATGGTGTAGTATGGACTGAGTTTTCTCCTAATCCTATAGTCATTCAAGGACCTGGAGAGGATAGTCCAGTATCTTTCTTTTGGCAATCTGATATAGAGATGGCTTCAGGACAGATGTTACAGATGTGGGGTAAAAGTATGAGTGGGTCTGACTTTACTATAAGTATGGGTAGGTCTACCTTTAAAATAGAAGCAGATAATGCCGAATTAATAGAATAGGGAGATAGAATGATAGAAGGGTGGATGGTTACATTATCTATTTTTATCTTTGGGTTATTATGGAAGGTGGCGTCTAGTCACTTTACCCTTGCAAGACTAGAGAAAAATGATGATTTGAACAAACTTAGAATAAATACTTTAGAGAAGACTCAATTAAAGATGATAGAGGCTTTGGATAGAACATATGCTACTCAAGAGTTTACGTATAAGTTATTTATTACAAGAAAAGAACATAGTGAGCAATCTACTAGATTGGAAGAGAAGTTAGTACTAGAGATGGGTCATTTAAATAAGACACTAGACAAGATAAGTAAGGTTATTGAAGGTAAACTTACATCAATAATTAATTAGGAGATAAAGATGAAGAACGCATTAGACCATATTAAAGCAAAAGGAACAGGTAGTAGAACTATTATCTTTAATGCTATTATGACCTCTATAACAGCTTTTTTAATGGCTGTTAGTGTTGTAGTTCAAGAGAGTTATCCGCTTGTGGAAGCATTACTTGCACCTACATTAGTACTTGTATCATCTATAGGTAATATTATACTTTATGGAATGACTAAAGTTAAAAATGATGCCTAGTATATTACTTAAATTAGTATTTAATAGATATACTGGTGTATTCATACTTGTATTATCTATTTGGTTAGGAGGTAAATATATTATAAATGATGTACATTATAATCCATTAGCTGAGAAGTCTAAACGTATAATAATTCTAGATAATAACTTAACTACTTGTTCAGCTGAGAAAGAGAAACTTATATCTGATATGAGTGTAGTATATGATAATGGTTATAATACTGGATGGAAAGGAGGTTTTAGTTATGAAAAGAGTAATATTGCTACTATTCATTCCGTTAATCTTCCTTTTTAATGGGTGTACTAACTGTGAACCACAAATAGTTACTAAGTATATTAAGGCTAAAAAGAAGGATAAGGTTGTTCTTGATAAAGTTAATAACTGTACCATGAATAAAGGTGTTCATTATGGGGATTTAAACGATACCTCATTTTGGGTTAATAAAGAAAAGCTTGTTGAGTGTTCTAATACCTCAATGAAACGAAAAGATAAAAATTTATTTTATGAAAAGGATAGTAAATGAAGAAAATTCTATTATTGCTAGTATTAGCTATAGGAGTGATATATGCACAAGGTAAAATTGTAAAGGTTGAAGAGGGCTTCCAAGTATTCTCTAATAAGGTGTATACTTATTATGAGAATAGAATTATTTGGGGTGATTATATAGACCATGATGAAGGGGGTGGAGTACATAATACTAAAGTTACTGTATGGGGAGAAGGCTGGGAGTTCTCAACTACTACAGATGATGAGGGTAACTTTAAAGTAGAGGTTAAGCCCGATAGTCCGTTTCATATCAAAGCCTCTGATGGTAGCCGTTGGGCTGAATTTAATGGTACATTAGAGGGAGTTCCTTTAGGTACTACTAAAACCGATAAAACTGTAGTACCATGAGACCTAAGAACTTTAGTTCTATAGGGAATATACTTACTAGACAGGTAACTGCTGGTAAGTTATATAAGACTAAAAGACCTATTAAATCTATAGCTATACATTGTTCTGCCAGTCCTCAAAATAGAGGTGATGATGCACGTACTATAGATAAATGGCATTTAGATAATGGATGGTCGGGGTTAGGATACCATTATGTAATTTTACCTGATGGTACAATACAAAAAGGTCGCTGGGTAGATGCTGAAGGTGCTGGGGTCTATAAACATAATCGTAATACTATTCATATATGCTTTATTGGCGGTATGAAGTATGATGATATAACACCTCAACAAGTTAAGGCTATTAAGGAGTTAGGTAGTTTATTAGTGAGTATGTATAAATTAACACCTAAAGATATTAAAGGTCATAATGAGTATAAAGGACACCACAGTAGAGGATGTCCTATGACAGAGAAGTTTAGGCTTTCCTAGCCTCCTCTTCTTGTGCAAAAGAGTTACGAACTTGCTCTTGCACAAACTCCATACCCTTTTGATATGCATCAAGTATAGTAGCTACTTTACCTTTAGCCTCATGTTTGTCTGTACCAAACGTCCATTCATTAATAGTACCGTTAGGTGCTGATACTTTTAAGGTATAAATACCATCTTTGTTCTTTTCTACTACGGCTATTAATAAAGCCTCATTCATTAACTGATTACTCATTTTGTCTCCATTTTTAATATATATAATGTGCTTAAGCACCTTTTATAGGTAATTGTAGTTTCATACTTACCTTCTATAACTACTTTATATTGTGTAGGGTATACCCATATCCATAATTTGTGATACCATTTAAGATATATAACTTCCTTTATTGTGTCTCCTTATCTATATACTCTATAACTTGAGCTACTGAATAAGCTAATAAAGCCATACCTCCTTTTTTACGGACATTATTTAGTTTAATTATCTGTAAAGTCTCATGTTTTTTTAGACTACCACATGACTTATCTATAACATATAGCCCGTCTATTTCTGTAATACATCGCATAACTCTATGATAGTCAAATTCTGTCTTTACTTCTACCATTACATTTAATAATACCTGTTTAACTCCTATATTATAAGGGTATCCAGCTTGTATATCAGCTTCTCCAGTAGGTAGAGTACCAGTAATAGCAGTACCACCTATTTTAATAAACCAATCTATAATTCTTTTTTGATAATATTGTTCTTTAGCCATTACTCCACCACCTTTTAACTTTATCCCACCATGACATATTAGCCTCTCTTTGTAATCTAAATACTTTAGCTTTCAACTCATCTATTTTATAGCTATACTCTCTAGTAGCTAGTTCTACATATAAGTCTATAACCTCTTGTAAAGGCTTATCTACTGCTATACGAAATCGCCCTTCTTTGTTACCAATATGTACTATAGGAGCTTTATACTCCTCATATTCTATAGCTACTGGAGCATACATATCTGCATTTTCAGACAATGGTGGTTCATGTCTAAAGGCTACACTATGTAGACTAGGGTCTTTATACTCTATGTTTAAAGATAAAGCTTGTAACCTATTTCTTTTTTCATTATATATACTATACATTAATCTATATCCTCCTTAGTTTTATCATGTCTTATTAAGACTCCTTCATACTCATCACCAAATGTTGGCTGAATATATGTATCCATTATCTGCTCATAGAATAATTCAACTACTGCACCTATAAAGTGATTAGGGTCTAATAGTCTCTCTGCATCTGTCATACCTGAACCAACATCAACTGTCCTACCAGTCTTATCTCGTAGTATTAGAGACCCTATCATACCTTCATACTTTTTATCTCCTTCTTTTGTGCCTATAACTAATAGGTCAACTGTAGGACGTGTCTTATATTTAATTAAGTCAATAGTACGACTTTTAGTATTCTTCCATAACCAACTAGGACGCTTACCTATAATACCCTCATATCCTAATGCTACTACACGGTCTAATTCTAACTTTAGTTCCTCCATATTATTGATTAAGACCTCTTGTACTACGTTCTCGGCAGGTATAAACGTAGTTACATAATCTCTAAGAAACTCATAATCATCTATAGCTCTACCTTTACTAAAGTCTTCTAGTGGTATATACCCATGTACCATATAACTATGTCCATAAGCTGTCTGTGAGCCTCTAGGACCTCTAAGAGAACAATTTTTACGGTCTCCTAATTTACCATCTGTAGCTATACGCTCAGCTATATATACTCCTTTGGCTACATCATCAAATATAGTAGGTGCATCATTATTATATACATGTCCACCACTAGTTGTAAAGATAGGGTCTCCTCTATTATCTACTATTACAGTAACATAGTTACCATCATACTTAATACCTGCCCACATAGGGAATACAGGATGTTTCTTTAGTAGTTTACCTTTCTTATGCTCATTGAATAGTTTGTTTAAGTCTAGTGCTTTATTCATTCTTGCTCCTTCTTTAGTAAAGATATTCCTATCTTTTTATAGTTAATATATCTATCTCCTATATCCTTAGATAAAGATATAGGGTCTAGACTTTCATTTCTATCAAATACATAAAACATAACTGTAGATGCTACAGCTATAAGTTCTCTATCTGTTACCTCTACATCACTACTTATAGATGTATTGCCTTCCTCATCACAGTTTAAAACTACTGTTATTTTACTCATAGTTTTTTCCTTTCATATAGACTATCTATAAAGTTAGTCTTGTTTATTGATACTGTATCGTATACTTGGTCACTAATAGCATCTTTAACTAGATAGTAATGTACATTAATAGGCTCTTTACGGTTCTTATTAGCTTGTCTAGCTCTGCGTTGGCTATGACGTGCTGTAGACCAATCTTGACTATAAATAATACCAATTTTATACATTGAGAGGTCTACTCCTTCTGCATTAGAAGTAGCTTGTAATAGTCTAGTATTCTTAAAATACTTTTCTAGTTTAGTATGCTCTGCTTTATAATGGTACATAATATAATTATATTCACTATCTCCAAAGTCTCTTAGAATAGCTTGTATCTTCTCATCATTATTTAGTACATAATAATCATCTCCATTCTTAGCTACACCACCTTCTAGCATATGTAAACTAGTACGTTCTTTCATAGAAGAGTCTAATAATATCCCTTCCTCTACTTGAGGTATAGGTAGTATAAGTTCTTCTGTAGCTTTATTATATAATTCTTTAGTAGGTTTGTCTAGCTCTACATAATGTAATACATCATTCGGTTCATGCTCAAATCCCAACTCCTTACGTGTGTAGGTAATAAAGAGATGCTTGACTTCCTCCCATGCTGATACTTTACACTTCTTATAAGTCTCTTGAAGCCCATAAGCAGTTCGTACTTTACTGGGGATGCCATAGTACTCGAACCATCTATAGAAGTCTTTATATGCTTTAAATGGACTCCAGTTTGAGAGTCGTAGCTGGTTAAACAACAACTGATACCCTTGAGCATTAGGTGTTGCAGACAAGTATATAACTGGTAATCCATCTGTTAACTTCCTTATTGACTTCCATATTACACCTACTTTAGGATAAGCAGATAAGTAGTTATGACTCTCATCTAATATAATTAAATCATATATACCTTTTTTGAAATTAAGTTTATATGCTGTTTTACTTGCTGGAGTCTTATATTTAGTATGTATACCATGATAATTAACTACAGTAAATAAAGTACCATCATTAGTTAACCATTGATGTTTACCTATTAATGTAGCATAGGCATTAAGAGTACCAAACCAGCCTTCTTTAGCTGTCTTATAGTTCTTCTCCTTTTCTCCCATAAGACCGCCTTTTTTAGTAACTACCAATACATTTTTTCTAATAGTCATTTCAGCTAGTACTATAGAGGCTAGAGTTTTACCAGTCCTTTCTTCCATAGCAAAAAAGACTAATCCATACCTTTGAAGTACAGTATAAGCCTCTTTAGCTATCTTTAGTTGGTATTCATACGGAGTCATGATGATAGTCTGTATATATCTGTTTACCTTCTACTGACTCAATATCTACATATATCTCACCATTGAAAATCTGTCTATCATTAATAATATTAATAGTACCTATAGGAGTTCTTCTTTCTATCATACTAACTGGTACACCCATAGACTGCTCTATCTCCCTTTTAGCCTCCTCCACAGAGTCGAATAGTTCCATTTTAAGTTGACCTTCATGCTCACTTTCTAATTCTATTTTACGCTCTAAGTAATGTATAGCCTTTTGTAAGTCTTCTACCCTATTACCTTTTTTACGTAATATATACTTTACAGCATTACCTTCATAGAAGTCTAGCTTATGGTCATCAATAATATGCCACGGCTGTATCTTATGTTTATTATAATGCTCTCCACCTACTTGTTTCTTTAGTGCATCTGTCATGATATATCCTTTGTAGTTACTATAGGTATAGAACGCCAGTTAACAAGACCGCTACGTTGTCCTACCCATGCTTGTTGTAAAACTTTAGTTTCTCCTAAGTCTAGCCATCTTAAGGCATTTGTAGGTTCATATAACTCTATCATTAGTAATACCTCGCTATTAATTGTCTCAAACCTCTACGGAGTGAGTATATATCTTCATTAGCCTCTATATCTACTATCTCATTGATAATATCTTTAATTGGCTCTCTAGCTATCTGTGCTGATAGTTCTGTATTAGTTGCCTCTTCTCTTAGCTCTTCTGGAGTCAACCAATCAGTAACCAAAATATCAAACTTATCTAACAGCACTAATGCTCGTTCAGAGTCTATACCTTTAGTTTTACCGCTCATATAGTTATATAACATAGGAGAATTGGTAAGACCTAATAACTTGTATAGGTCTTTAATGTTCATATTCTGCTTAATATTTCTATACTCTTCATGGTCTTTACGTCCTAGAATAGATGCTATAGCTGCTGGTAAAGATAGACGTATGATATCTTTAGTCATTACTTATCTCCAGTACAGTATTTAATTTGATGTAGGCAGTCGTCTATACCTCTATGTTTAATACCTATAAAGTTATAGTCTTTAGTATTGATACCTTTATCAGCTACTCTAGTACGTACACATCTATCAGCCCAAAAAGGTACTACAAAAGTTACATTGTGTCTCTTATAGAGATTTCTAATGGTTACATTGTCAAATGTAGCTCCATTACCCCAAAAACTATTACAAAAAACTGACTTAAGCCACTCATTAAATTTATATAGAACAGTATGTACTGACTCTCTATCTAAGGCAGTAAGTTGGTCTTGAGCTTCCTTAGCTTGAGTAAGCCACCATAGAACTGTATCTGCCTCCATTACAGCACCACTATCCATCTGCTCTTTTAGGTCTATGCCTATTTCAAAGTGCTTACCTGTTTCACCAGTTTCCATATTACATTGTACTGCTGAGATAGACACAATAACTGCATTACTATCCGTTCCAAAAGTCTCTATATCTACCATTACATCATTTAACATTTATTTCTCCTTCTCTATATTAATTCTAATATCTAAGATGGCACAATAAGCTATCATGTTGTGTAATTGTATAGTCATATACGCATCCTTATTAGGATAGACATTTAATTTAGCTATTTTGTTTAATAGCTCTGCTCTCTCATCTTGTAATCTATCAAACCAAGTAGGTTTAGGTAGTTCATTAACTATTGCTCTAGTAGTGTCAACCTCCTCATAAGTAGCATCAAATATATCAGGTTTACAAGGGTAGAACTCTCCCTTAACACCTTTAATGATATAATCATCAGGACTAGCTGTCATAGCACCTTCTAAAGTAGCTATAGTAACTACTCCATCACGTATCTCTAGGTCTCCACCTACAAAAGCTTCTACCTCTTCTAGTGTAGGTGCTGTTACTTGCACTGCCTCAATTACTACGGGTTTCTTTCTATACTGTTTAATCATTTGGGTTTCCTTTATATCACCTGATATACAATCGTGTTCTGTTAATGGGTCTATAAATTCAAACCCAACCTCTTTTAGAGCCTCGACTACCTCTATATAGTTATCCCATTGTTCTTTAGGGTCACTATCGTCTGTATCATATCTAAGCCATAACCCTTGCTCTGTATTTTCAATAGAAATAGAAGTACCTAGTAGATGCTTTAAACTACTTTCTAACTTTTTCTTAATCATTTGGGATTTCTTTTCCTGTCTCTTCATCTTTCCATTGTGGTGCTTTAGGGTCTGCGTTAAACGTCTGTACTGTATTAATATCTCTCTTAGGTGGTTGCCAGTAGACTAGCCCATTCTCAGGTGACCATTGGTTCATTAGTACACATCGCATAGTTGCAATAGCCTCTTCTATAGTTTGGTCTTTTAGTACATACTGCATTACTACAGCTTTCCACATATCATAGTGAGTAGTGCATCCAGCTAATGCTTTATTAGCTCCTACTTTACCTACTCTATATACACCTCTAAGACCATCAGAAGTATCTCCAGTTATTGTTTGAAAGTATGGAAATTTCATAATCTCTTCAGGAGTATTCTCTACCCATTCAAATTTACCAAAGTTATAGGCATACTCTAAAGAGCCTAATACATCTTTATCTAATGCTGCTACTATATGCCCTTGCCGTCCATAATAAACACATACATCATCAGCCTCTACACCACCTATACAGATAGTCTCTTCAAGATTAAATACATATTCATATATCTCATTTAGTCCATCAGGTACTTCCATACCAGCTCTGTTAGATTTATAACCTTTAACTGCTGGGTCTTCTACATCAGTCATAATATCATATCTAAAATTATCAGATAAGGCACTACAAATCTCTAGCTTACCTTTTACAGTTAGTACATAGGTAGGTTCAGGATTAACTGCATACCCTTTAGCCACGCTATCATCCATAACTGCCTTGATTATTTCTCTAGCCATAGAATGAAAGATACGTTTCATATCAGCTAGTGAGTCAGTCTCTACTGCATCTTCTAGCCCTAAATCGTCTCCGTCCTCTTCTATAGCTTCTGCCTCTGATAAGTCTTTATCTGAATGACCAGCTAAATGTGCGGCTCTATAGAGTAGGCTATCACTATCTATATATATCTGTTTTACCATTATTCTATCTCCTCTGTTGGTGTTGTATTTATACTATCAATTATAGTTACTATAGCTGAACCATCTTCTTTAACTAGTACTTTAGTATCATTACTAATTATTACACTATAACGCTCTTCTAAGAACTCTATAATAGCCTCATGTACTAATTTCTCAGTTACCTTATAGTCTCTACTTTCAATAGTAGTTACTGTCTTTTGTAAGGAGTCTCTCATACTATCTCCATTGTCTTGATATGTCTACATCCACTCCCATAGGTAAATCGTGGTAGTGGAATAGTTGTGATTTAGAGATTTCTCTCCAAGCTGTTTGCATAGAGTCTGTGAACGCTAGTCCTAAATCTTCTGCATATTGGTCTGGGCTGTCTCCAACAATAGAGTCGTGTACCATATTTATTAACATAACCTCCTTCATTAGGGCTGTATGGTCTTCCATTAGGAAGTTCTCAGCCATCTTAGTTGTTTCTCCAATAGTACCTTGTACTGGTATATTAAGAGCATCTGCATATCTATCAGGTTTAACTAATCTACCTAATGCAGTCTCTACAGTAAAGTTTGTACCTTTAATCTTTCTAGCCATTTGCTTATGGTATAAGGCTATAGCTGGATGCTCTTGATAATAGATTGCTTTATACTCTCTACATTCATCAGCAGTTAATTTAACTCCAAAAGTGTCATAAGCATATTCTTGAAATCTATCTATGCCCATGCCAAATAGGTAGCCAAAGTTAATAGCTTTAGCGTGCTGTCTTTCATCTTTAGTAATCTCTTCTACAGCTTTACCAGTAACTACAGATGCCATAGCCTTATGTAAGTCTATACCTTCCATAATTAGCTCTCGCATAGTAGGTATCTTCATAATAGCACAACCAGCTATTAGTTCTGCTGTACTGTAGTCAGCTGATACAATCTTACGTTTAGCTGACTCTTCATAACCAAAGATGCCTTTAAAGTGCCTACCTATGTTTTGGATATTAGTATAACCTACTCTATCTCCACCTTTAGAAGTATAACGTCCAGTCTTTGCACCAGCTACATTAAAAAAGGTTCTAATACGAACTGGGTCTTCTGTAGGGTCATAACTCTCTCTATATTTTTCAAGGTCTTGTAACTGAGTTCTATAATCAGTAGTATCTAATACTAATTTATATACCTCTTTACCAGTCTCTAAATATAACTTTTTGAATGTAGGTGCATCTGTAGGTATTTTACCTTTCTCATTTATAGGTAACTCTGGGAATGCCTTTTGTTTCTGTTGCCAACTCTTAACATTTAACTCACGACCTACTAATTCATTAAGTCTAGCTTGACTAGTAACTCTCTTAGCTTCTGTCTCTTTATTAGCTTTATCCCATTCACTAGCTATTACTGGCATACCATTATGCTGATAATGTAGAGCTAACTTTTGGTTTTTCATATCTACTCTATAGCTAAGGTTATTAGTTATTACGTTATGTATCTCTTTTTGTTTCCATAGCCATTCTAGAGCATATACATCTAATGCACCATAATGTAGTTGGTCTTCTGTAAACGCCATCCTCTTTTTCATAAAGGACTTCTGCATTTCAGATTTATCTATACCATAATAGAATTGTGGAGCTATTGTAGCTAAACCAAAATCTTTAGCTGAGGGGTATGCTGACCTTGCGGCTGTCTGTAAGCAATCTATCTTTCTAGGTGCTATTTCTAAAGTACCCATGTCATAAGCTATAGGATATGATACTACCCACTTATCTTTTAGGTAATCTCGTAATGCTTTAACATTTGGATATTCAACTAAGTAAGCTTCTGCCCAATGGTCTTGCTTATGTTGTGCTAGGACTATCTCACCATAAAGACCTAAAGTCTCAAAGTCTGTAAAGATAGGCTTAGTATCATCTGTAAGTCTCTCTATAAATCTAAGAGGTACACTTTCATATTTAACTATCATTAGATGTATCCTTAGGAAAAGGTATTGTACCTTTAAACCATGCTAATAGTGTATTAGAGTCTTTAATGAATATAGAGTCTGTATATATACTAAATAAAGTGGCTAAATCCTCTTTCTTATATGTATCTTCTAAAGCTTTATTAGAATCATATAGTTGCTTCTCTAGCTTTTTTATCTCTATATCTTTCTCTATAACTTTCATTTTAGTCTTATGATATGCTTCCAATACTTCTAACATGAATATACTCCTATAATTAACTCTATTGTAAAGGTCTCTTCATACCCTAGATATGACACTTCTTTGAAATAGTCTTCTATCTCTTTTAAGCTCTTAAACTTACTAGCCTCTTGTTTAACTACAAAAGACTCATAGTGTTTATCTATATACCCTCCATCATTACTCTTAACTAAGTATTCTACTGTCATAATTCACAATCCTCATTACTTTTCAGTATAACTTCATCCATAGTTATTGTACCTTCTTTAAATAAAGTCATTAAACTACAATCTAATATAAATTCACTATAGTTATTATCTTTCCAATTTTTAGGTCTAACTATATTAGTCAAAGCTTTCTTAGTCAACTCACTAACTAGATGGATAGATACTTCATGTTTAACTACATACCATCTAATAGAAAACTCTAACCTATCAAAATAATCTGCTCTACCTATTGGTGTAGTATATCCATTCATAGTAATATGAAGACCTATACCTTTATTTAGTTTATGTTTAGTTAATACTTCTTGTAGTTTAGTTAGTATATCTGTCTCAGTTGCTAAAATACTTACCTTTTTACCTTTAAGGTTTAATAGTCTCTTATCATAATAAGATATATCAGTTAAGCCTCTATCGTTAGCTATATGGTTAAGCTGTAGTTTTTTCTCTAAAGCTTTTTCTGTCTGTTGTCTCAATTCTGCAAGTTTCTGTGGTGTCATTTTGTACCTTTCAGAGTATTATACTCTCATAGTGGCTAGAGTAAAGGGAGGAAGTAAAAAATCTCTAACCACCATGACAATATAATAGAGCTAGCCTTACATGGACATACCTAGTATGTCTCTAGCTCTTGGGTTTGATAGTCTTTCCTATCAGCCAACATATTTGATATTTTTTAAAACAAAGTACGCCACTATTATAAGGTAGTGACTCCTTTAATTTGTAGACTAGTGAATAAACTAGTCTCTCTATTGCCCGAACCCAATCGGCATATCCTGATAGAGGGTGAATAAACACCATAGAAGACTGGGTTTAATCAGTCTTCTAGCTATTTATATAACTTTTCCAATAGAGCCAAACACTCTCCATATCTCTTCTTTAGCATTGTTATATGCTATCTCTTGACCTACAAGTTCTACATCATTCTCAGCATCTAGTACTTGAGCATAACCTACTAGGTCATGTCCAGTAGTTAATGTAATTACACATACTCTTGTATTAGGTGTAACTTGAGCATGTGTTACTTTAGCACTGTTAAGATGTTGTTCTGTGAACCATAATGGAATTTTACCTTCATTAGAGTCTATAGCGTTTTTAAGATTAGCTACAAACATTACGTTCTCGGTACATTAGTATCGTCTTGCTCAGCTCCACCAGTAGCTACTGCATCAGTACCTACTACTGTTTCATCTAAACCAATATCTTCTGCATCATCATCTGTCTCTACATCATTAACGTCTACACCACCTACATACTCTACGAACTTAGATAGGCTAAGTGCATCAAGATACAATGTAGTACCGAATGAACCTTCATATTCATAGATAGCTAATGTACCAATACCTCTACCTAAAGAGTCTTCACCAATCTTTTTACCTCCTAGAGATACTTCTCTAACTGGTGCTTTAGCCGTAAAAATTTTAACTACTTTGGCATCGTTACTAGGGAATTTAGTAACTGTACTCATACCAAAGTATACAAACCCAGTACGCTCTCCAGTCTCTTCATCTTCCTCATATTTATATGCCGCAGTTTTAGGACGTGGTTTAGCTTGTTTAGGCTTATTATCTTTCCAGAATTGGTCAATAGTAGCTATAGCATCTTTAACCTCTTGTAGGTCTTCATGTGCCTTAATTACTACTGAGTACTTATACTCTCCACTATTCTTTTTGGTCTCTTTACCTAGACCATCTACAAATGCCCACTTTAAGTTACCTTTAGGAGTCGTAAATTTTTCTTTTGGGTATGCCATTGTTCTGTTCCTTATATATATTCTGTTGTTCTGCTATCTCTATAGCTCTCTATCTGTCTGTGACCTAAATTCTTTAAGGCGGGTCTCTTCCCTTTGTAAGTACAATTATAACATATTTTACATAAAAACTAGTTTAAAGCATTTAATTGCTTAGGTGTCAAAAAACCTGTTCTATCAAAGAACTTCTGTAGGCTTCTATGGAATGGGTTATCTTTGTCTAATTTAATGCTATACTTAGACTCTATAGTCTCCTTCTCTACTACCTCTAAACCTAGCTCATCATCTATTACTTTAGGTCTATAACTATAATCCATATTAGATGAGCTGTTTAGTAACTGTATAGGCTCAAACACCTCAGGACATAATTCTCTAAAGTAATCATCTTTAACCTCTATCTCTTCTATATCTAACCCTATCATATTAACTCCTTTTGTTATTTAGTAAGTAACTATGTATATATCTAATAGGTATATCATCTAATAGAGACTTAGTTACATAATGTAATAACTGTTTATAAGAACTAGCTTCATCAGTCAGTTCTGTATATTCATCCGTTATAACTTCATCTGTAGTAGATACCCATCTAATAAAGTATATATCAAGTACATCAACTATAGGTTTTGATAATTTAGCTATACGCTTTTTCTTATCTATAACCCTATAACTACCATCAACTAATTCTACTAGTTTCATTTTGGTAGCCTTTTATACTTTATAAGTATCTTAGAGGTATTAAACTTGCAAATTTTACACTCATAATGATACCCTTTTTCTATTAGATATATAGCTCCACAATTAGCACATATAGGTGTTAATACACTAATATCATCTAGTTTAGCTAGTGTATGTTCTAGCACATCCTCTAATTCCTCTATTCTCTTTTCCATATTATGTCTCCTTTGTCCATTATATAGACTATATCATCTATTATATTAGGTGTATGGGGAGTTAGGAACTCTTTTAACTCCTCACTATCTTCTTTAGTTGGATAATACTCTACAGTCATTTTCATATTAAAGTATCTATCTTTACCATTAGGTACAATAGTTCTGCACCCTATTAATATATCTGTCATTACACTATAACCACCTTCTTAATAGCTCTAGATAAGGCTACATACATTAGTCTAGCGTACTGCTCATAATACCCATTACGTATAGCTTTCTTCATATCATCTTGAGCTATATATACTGTATCAAACTCTTGTCCTTGTGCTTTATGTACTGTAGAAGCAAAAGGACGTCTCATATCCCATATAAGACCTTGATGTAATAGAAAATTACTCCATGCTTTACCACGTCTAACAGTATGGCTATTTTTATTATTCCTGCACCAGTCCTTTAGGTCTATATCCTTAGCTAAGTCATACTCTTCTATAAGGCTAAACTGTGCCTCTTCTACTAGACCTTTTCTTATCTTAGAGTTTGCATAGTGGTCTAGGTCTAAACTAAAAGAATATATAGTATCGTCTATCTCTATATAAGCTACTTCCCATTGATTAATATCAGTACCGAATTTAGCCATATCATCTTCAACCTTCTCTATAGCATCTTCTAACTTCCTTTCAGTCATTAGCTTACCCTTAGATAAACATTTAGGATATATATGTAATGGCTCATACTCTATATCTACTGGAGTATCAACTAACTTACCTATAACCCCATTAATAGAAATCTCTTCCCCTATACTAATCTCTTTAGGTAGTTTAAGCTCTTTAGCTATAGCATCATTAAGCTCTAATACTCTTTGATTAGTATAAGCTAATGCTCTATCTGTAGCTGGATTAAAGCCTTTAATAGTACCATGTGGCAGATTAACTCTTAAATCCATCTCTCCAGTACCTTTAATATAATTCATAAATCTCATAAATGTCTCGACTACATCAGGTGCTTCAGCTCTATATTGTACTGTTAGCTCTGTAATCTTATCTGTATACCATTCAGGGTCTACTGGGTCTCCGTCTACTGGAGGTAGCTGATAAGGGTCTCCAAATATAGTTACATTAGCATCTGCTGGTAAAGCATTTAATAACATATCCATTATATATGTATTAATCATAGAGAACTCATCAATAGCTATATGTGTTATGGAACTTAGGTCTGTCTCTCCTATTCTCGATAACCTTTGCATTTTCTGACCTCTACGCATATTCTCATTCAATGTAGGTACTAACTTTAATACACTATGTATAGTATATACATTATTAATACCTTTAGCTTCTAAGACTCCTTTAGCTTTATGTGTAGGTGTTAATACTAACCAGTTTGGTCTCCATCTTTTAGCTAACTCTGTACTCTTACCGCTACCAGCAAACCCAATTACGAAGTTTATTGGTTGTCTATAGTTATACTCTATGTCTCCTATTTCCATTATCTTCCTCCATTAAATATATTTACACTATCTAACTCTCTATCTTCTAACTCTGCATTTACTAATTTCTGTAATTCCTCTAATATATCTTGAGGCATATTCTCTATAACCTCTTTATCTATTTGTTTATATATCAGCTTAGCCATACTTAGTCTTTCATTATCTATTCTAGTTTCTATATCTATATAGTCTATAGCTCCTACTCTACCTCTTTTAGTACTAATCATGTTCTTACCTCCTCTAGTGGTATAGTTTCAGCCTCATCATCTGATATAGGCATTTTATAATTATAATCAGCTAGTCCATCTATTATATAATATTTAGCGTTAGCACTGCCTCTCTTTTGGTCTAGACCTACCTGCTTCATTATAGTTGACATAGTATGCTCTGCATCATCTGTTTTACTCTGCTCCTCATAGACTTTAACTAGGCTAGCTAAAGTAACACGTCCACTCTCTTTATCTTCAAATAAAGGGTCTGGATTAATAAGGAAGTCTACTAGTAAATCAAACTCTCCATTAGCTAATGCCCATCCAATTTTATTAGAGGTATTAAGACTAAGAAATATCATACTATTTTTACCTTCGTGTTCAGGTGCTCTAATATAGTCCATATCACTTAGGTTCTCTATCTCTGTAGCTAGATAATATGCTATATCTTTAGTCTGTCTCATAATAGCATTATATATAGCTGTAGGACTAGACGCTTGACATTGAGGACTGAAATCAAACACATTAGGTGTACTAATATAATATAACCTTCTATCCTTATCCTCTATAGTAAGTGGACTAGAGTTAGCTGTCATAATAAACATAGCTCTCATTTCAGTTTGTACATATCCAGTTCTCATAGCTCTTACTTGCATTATAGTAGAACCAGTGTAAGTCTTTAGCTTACCTTGAGCTTCTTTACGTTCCTTAGCTGTAGGTAGTGTCTCAGCCATTTCATTTAAATGTACTACGTATTTATCTACCATCCAGTCATTATACTTCTCTATGAACTGTGAACCAGTTACATCAGGTACTACATATTGATGCCCTAGCATATTAGCTATAACACTAATTAGAGTATTTTTACCACTACCTTGAACTCCTATTATATAAGGAACTACTGGACTATAATTAAATGTAGTCAATTTAGTTCTAATTAGAGATAATAAGTAATTACGCTGTTGCTCACTAGGTATAAAATGCTCCATATAGTCTATAAACTCTGTAGGTATTTTATAACTATCTGCATATGCCTCAGGGTCATGTAGAACCTTAAGAGACTCTGTAGGTTTAAATAAGTTAAAATTCATATCATCATTTAGATAGCCAAAGTCTTGAGATGGTTCTACTATAGTTAATAAATTATTCATTTCTTGAATAACCTCTGCTTGATTAAATTTACCTATAGTAGAGGCTCTAATATGCTTAATAAGTCTGCTCTCATCGTCTCTTTGCTCTATACGTTCTGTAATTGTATTATATAAGAAATATTGAGATTTAAAAGGGTCATAGAATATATCCCATAGATACCCATCCATTTTATCTATTACACTCCAGCCAGCTACAGTCTCCCAATTCTCGTCATATGTCCAATAAGGGTCTCCAGTAGTCTGATTAATAGAACGCCCACTAATTATAGGAGCTATAATAGTCTTCTCTAGAAGTTTATCTGACATAGGCTCATCCCATAGTTGATTAAGATAGTCCATTATATCTCTAAACAAATCCTTATCTACTGTGTTATCTCCAGCTAATATACAAGCTATCTTAAATAGGTACATATGTCCACTTCCTTGAATATCATTAGGGTGTAAATGTCCTTGCTTAACATACTTAGCCGACCTATACTCTTTAGGAGTTAATATCTTAGTAACTAAAGGATTATACTCTTTAAAGTCTACTCCGACTAATGCCTTAGCTAGAAAACCTCTACTAGATAGTGAGGTAGTAGTCGTAGCTATTGTCTTAGCTGGCTCAGGTCTAACGTGTAGTAACTCTAATAGGTCTTTAACTGTAGAGGGCATAGAGTGAAATATAACCTCTAGTCCATCTTGATTATATAGTTTGTTATCATTCTCTAGCCACACTGTCTTAGTTTCATTATGTACTGTAGGTAGAAATACAAACCCACTTCCGTTATAATAGTCTAGGTCATATCCATTATTAGTTCTAAAAGATATAGGTAAACTATCATCATGTTTATATAATATAGTACCACACTCTAGTAGATTACCCTTCTTATCTAGTTTCCCTATAGAGTTAAAGTAGGCTGTGTTAGCTGAGTCTAATTGACGGAATAGGTCATAAGTCTTCTTGTCATCGCAATCTATAGCTACTAGACCATCCTTACCAGTTATAAGACCACCTAGAGGAGTAGCTAACTCATTAAGATGTTTTGAATACTGTTCTTGCCAATTAGAAGGCATAGAAAACCCGTGTTTTTTACCTTTACTGTCTCTCTTGATGTGCTTTCCATTAAGAGGTATAGTATGTAGCTCTAAGTCTATAAAAGGCTGTATACTTTGTATAGGGGTCATTAGAGTGCCTTTATATTATCATGTGCTACTATACAACCGAATATACCTTTAAATTGTGTAGGGTGTATATGTAAGGCTTTCGAGACTGAGTTTTTAGACCCTATCGCTACCTCCCTAATAATAAGGGCTGAATGAGTTAGTAAAAGCTCATAGTATCCATTGTGGTGCGACTGTGTAAGATTACTTAGTTCTGAGAGTGTCATTTGTGGGTCTCCTTTAGTTGATTTATATTATACTGTAAAATCCTTTAAAGGAACTTTAAACTATAATATGTTAAGGATGCTTATCGCACTCCTTAAGGTTTTAGCTTCATAGCTATACAGTTAAGCCTTATACTTTCTAGTTTCTCAGGCTTAAAGTGAGGCAGTACTTTAGCTTGCTCTATAGCATCTGTTATACTAGTGGCTACTATATTAAATTCAAATTGTTTAGTCTTTTCCTCTAGATATGGACGATGTCTATACTTTATAGTATATATAGCTAGACTTTCTTTTATATGGTCTTTTAACATTTGGTCTCCTTATATAATAAATGTTCGGGCTATACCTATAATGGCAAAACCATAAACTAATATAGCAAATATAAATGCAAGTACTACTCCTAGCCACCTCATCGCAGTATTATGAATAGTGCTATCACTGCTAAGGTTATAAACCCTAGAGGTGGATACACTATACATACTCCTATATAGACTGTATAGGCTATAAACTTAAGCATGGCTTATCTCTGCTACACTAATTAGTATAATATCTTTAGTTTCTAATTTATAAGTATCTGCTATATAAGCTACTATATTAGTAACTAGGTTTCTAGCGTCCTCTAGGGTATTATCTGTCTTAATAGTTAAAGTATTATGTCCAGTAACTAAAGGAGTCTCAAAACTAACTAAGTATACTTTAGTAACCTTGTCTACCTGCTGGTCAAATAAAGTCAATACTGCTTGTAAGGTAGCTTGTACTCCTGTCTTATAATCCCCACTCTTTAGCTTGTCTGCGTTCTCTAATAGTGTTAGTATGTCTGTTCTGTTAATCATGTTATGCTCCTAGCATTATCTCTTCTTGTTCATACTCTGGTAAGTAATCATCTGTAGTTATCTCTATAGGCTCGTTAGTACACTCATCTATAAATATCATGATACGTGGTATAGTTCCCGTCTCTTGAAATACCCTTCTAGCCTCTATAGCTATCTCGTTCTCTTCTATAACTAAGTAGCTCTCGTCCTTAGTACCTAGTTGAGGCTCATTAGGTAGTGTCTGCGGGTGTTCATTTACTATATACATACTAACTCCTTATATTGAATGGATTAGCTTGGTGGGCTTGGAATAGTCCGTTAGCTTGTTGGTTTAACTGTGCTGTCTGTACGCTCTTAGTCACTATAGGCTTATGTACCTTTAGCAGTATGTTAGCTAATAGGTTTAGCATGGCTTCTCCTTATAGTTTGTACTTCCGATAGTTGCTGGAAGGTCTCATCATCTAATTTAGATATTTTATCTACCTGCTGTATGCTGTCGTTACTCTTTAAGCTTACTGTGTGTATAGTACCTCCTAGAGTACGGCTTAGAGTGTTATGCTCTAGGTCGTAGTGTGTACGTGTTGAGTAAGTTAATAAGTTTTGTGTGACTATCATCTTATTAAACTCCTTAAGAGGTCTGTAGCATCATCGGCTCTTTCTGTAGCTAGAAATCGTGCCTTCTTAATCTGTGAGTCTTCTATCTCTAATAGGTTATATAGTAATGTACCTCTTTGCTCTAAGCGGTCTAACTCTTGGTTAACCTTCTTATATGCCTTATACTCCTTGAGTGTCTGTGATACCTCTTCGGCTTTGTCTAAAAGCTCATCGTACTGTGCCATACTGTCCTCCTTAGTGTTATTAGTGCTTATTGATATGATAAGCTAAACGAGGAGATTATTTATCTCCTCTATTAGTCTATCTGTCCTTGAATAACTGTATATCTTGGCTGTCTCTATTCAGATGTATGCCCTCGATAAGCTATATAACTAGACGGTAGAAGAAGGCTGTTATGCCTCTTCTGTAGGCTCTTCTTCTTTAGCTGGCTTACCTGCATCTCTTAGTGACTGTGTAACATCTTCATAGTCTGTAAAGGCTGGTACTGCTCCATCATTATAAGCTGTGATGAAATCCTCTTTAGTTGCATAACCGTCATAGTCTGCGATAAGGCTGGCTTTAGTTGCATCATCAAGGTGGAACTCAAATGTATTTGCTTTAAGTGCTGTAGCTTGCTCTTTCCATTCTTTAGGAGTGATAACAAGGTCTAGCATCGCATCCTCTAGAGTGATAGCTTGTGCCTCTTGGTCAACTTCCCATACTTTACGTGCATTAGCTTTAACAATCTCAGCACCAATCATGTAAGACCCATTCTTATAGAAGAATGATGCTGTCTTGTCTGTGTTATCATGTGCGAATACTGCACCAGTCATAGCACACTCTCTAGCTACACGGTTTCCGTCAATCTCTACAAATGAGTTTTCACCGCTAAATCCACCTTTACCTGCCTCAAATAGCTTAAGGATTGCTGGGTCGCTTAGAGCTTGGTTGAGTGAACAGTTTGCGTTAGCTGTGTGTAGTGCTGTTAGAGCTGTGTGTAGTGGTAATAGTGCTTTTTTAATTTTAGACATTGTGTCTCCTTAGTTGCCTCTTGGGACTTTTTGATTGTTAGCTCGTAGGCTAAGCAGTCGGGACGGTTTAGTGTCTCGACTGCTTAAACTACTTAGACAGTATAGCTAATTGAAGCTTAAACCTTCCTTAGAGTTTAAAGGATGATTAGCTTCAAGTGTCGGAGAGGAGAGAGTATATCTCTCATCTGTTAATAACAGTATAGCTAAATGAAGCTTAGGTAGAGCTTAAGCTTCATAGGTAACTCCATCCTTAATATCTTGTAATAATTCCAATACGTCTGACATCGGTATATTTAAAGCTTTCTGTAATTTGCTCGGTGATGTCATTCCCTTGTTATATAATGTAAGCATAAGGGGCATAGCTATGAGATAATCGGGCTGACCATTGTCAAGGGTTGGTATCGGTTTAGGGGCGGTTCTCGGTAAGTGTAACGTAGCTGTGTAGGTGACACTAGAGAGGATATATGTTAGTGTCTCTGATAGTGTGTTAAAGTGTAGCTGGTCTTTGAGGGCTTCTAGTTTGCGGTAATTGCCTTCGCTTATCTTGATTGATTTTCGCATGGTTGTTATCCTTTAGTGGTATGGGTGGTCGATTTGACTACCTGTAATTATATAGAGAAGTGGCTTAAGGTGTCCTTATGGTGGTCATTTTGCTGTTTATCAATCCTATCAATGCTTAACGGTTGTTAATGGTAGGGGTATGTTCTGTTAGTAGTTTAGAGAGGATTAGATTTGATAAAAGTGATAAAAGTGATAAATGACGCTACCACTAGCTATAGAGGCAGTCGAGAGGGCTAATATGCCTAAAATGTAAAAAGACAGTGTTAGTGATTTGTTTCTTCGTCAATGTGCTTGGGTGGTCTTATGGTGGTCACTTTTGGGGTGGTCTTATGGTGGTCATAGCTCTGTGTGTCCGTGTAGCTGGTAGCTGGCTGGTAGGTGATTAAAAATTAGGCAGGTGGTCAAAATGGTTTATCACTTTTATCATGTTTCGTATCTTCACGCTCTAAAAGGGGGTTACAACTCTAACGATACTGGAGTAGTGATAAAAGTGATAAAATTAACGGTACTTACCGAAACGTTAATAGTACTTAGCTAAAACCTCGCTAACATACCCTAATTAGACATTCTGCACCTCTAGCTAGGCTCATACATTAGTTAAGACCTATTCAGCCTCTCAAGAGCATCCTCAGCGTTTTGCAGGGTTACAATGATAATCACTATCAACTAGCTATTAGGCATAATCTACCTTATAGGTAGCTGAGTTACTGTCATGAGAGTCATTATCAACTATAGATACACCCTTAAGCTATCTATAAGGTATATTAGGATAGGATAGGTCTGATGATACTGATAAGTATTATCAACACATAACCAACCGACTGCTTAATTTTTAATCACTTGGCTATCTATTAGGTTGATTATCATAGTCATTATCAACTGCCTATCAGACCTATATAGCTATGAGTTGATGTTGATTATAATAGTCATTATCAACAAACTGCATTTAAGAGAGAGGACACACACCCTCTATCTATAACTCCAGTAAGGCATTTTGTCCTTTTGCTCCTTTACCTGCTGTTCTAAGGCTTCTAACTGTGTCTTCTTAGCTATTATACTCTCTAAAGGCTCAGTTATATAACCCTCTAAGGCTTGCTCTAATTGGTGTAAATCTCTAAAGTTTAATATATCATTATAATCATAGTTAAAGCCTAAATTCTTAAAGCTACATACACTAATAGGTATATCGAAGTATTCACAACCAGCATTATTATCATAGTTAATAATACATCTAAATTGTATTTCTAAAGAACTATAAGAGGTTCTAATACTGATATTCTGCATCCTATAGTTAGCATCACCACGCTTCACATTCTTAGTAATTTGATTAAGCATAAGAGGTGCTAAAGCCTCATCAAATGCCTTAGTCCTGCTACCATCTACCCTAAACATCTTCTTACCTTTAAAGGCTTCTAGTACCTCATAGATATCTCCTATTCTAGTTAATGCCCACTTGCTTAATATATCTCTTTTGTTATACTCTCTAGTTAGTTGTTTCATGTTACACGTCCTCTATTAGTTTAGTGACTAAATACATACAGT